TTATCACCAGCCGACTTATTGTTTAAATCTGTAGCACTCGTGCCTCCGCTAAATACTCTATGATACGGAGCATAGTCGCCATTACTGATGAAAGTTACAGAATCATTAGTCGTCATTCTACCCGTTGTGCCTTGCGTGAGCGTGAGTTTTGAACTACCAGCAGCGGGTGCAAATTCAGATGTCGATACAGAGCCAGTGATTGTTGAATTTTGATGACTTGCTCCCAGTGCGGTAACAACTGACAAAGCCACATGCGCTGGAGTAGTAGACGTTGGATGAACAGAAATCGTGGTATCACCAGCACTATCAGTAGCAACATTCGTTACACCGGGAGTAGAATAGTCAGCGCCACTTGAAGCCATAAAAAATATTTCTACTACATTACCATCCTGTTCTATTAAGGTTAATTTTTTGAGATTATTGTAAAAAATTGAATTTGCTACTTGATTAAATTGTCCTACTGTTCTATCTTCAGCCTGATTTACAGCAAAGTCAATGACAGCAGTAGCGACTGTAGCAGCCGATGAACGTCGGTTTACATCGTCATCGGTAAAGATACCTTCAATAACAATAGTAGAATTGACCATATTCAAGTCAATACCCATACGAGTTCCCCCGAAAAGAGGAATAGGCATACCGCCTACTTTTCGCTCTACACTGAGAGCAATAGAAAGAGCCTGAAGTTCCATAGGGGGGAAGGCTCCATTACCTCCACCAATGAAAGGAGCACCATCTAATATACCAGCATCAAAATGAAGGCGAATTGGTGTGCCGTAGCCGTCGCTCATCTACCCGACCTCATTGTAGAGCCACCGCTGGCACGAGAAATCTCTTGCTGAATAGCGTTGCTTATTTGTCTTGCAAACTCACGCTTGTCTGTTCTGTCTGTCATGCCTGACGCATTGATGCTGATGTTGAAGGTATTACCTCCACCACCGCCACCGCCGCCACCTGTCATTTCAACAGGAATAGAACGACCATTAGGTAAAGGCACTACAGCCTCAGTGCCGTGAAGAGTTACAGGATAACCACTGGAAGGCCCAGTTGCTATACCACCTTCAGCAAAACCAAGCATCCCCCCTACCGCATCAATTCCTCCTCCGATGAAATCTCCTATAGAATCTATAGCATCTAAAACTGGCTCAAGTAAGTCAGCCACCCACTCAACGGCTGCTGTGAGCGCATCGAAAACAGGAGATATGACATTTTCCCAAGCCCAAGAAATACCATCGGAAATAGCATTCCAAGCCATTTCAAGAGGAGTGAGTAAAATTCCCATAACCATTTGCCATGTGGTAAAAAGTGGTTTTAGATAACTGTTGTAGGCCGAAACCATTGTAGACATTATCAAATCCCAACTATCTGCTAAGAAAGTAAAGGTATCGAAGAGTGGCTCAAAAATAGGCGTTAGGATAGGTGACAGGACATTATTCCATACCCACGCCATACCATCTATGATAATACCGAATGTTGTTCCTATAAGTTCTAAAATAGGTAACGCTATTTTTTTGAACATTTTGAAAAGTGGCATAACTGCTAAGTCCCACACTGTTTTATAGTAAATTGTCAATCCTTTCCAAAGCGTCTTTAAGAGAGCAATACCAGTCTGTATAGGATTGCCAATTGCGTCCCAAAGAGGAACAATTAAATTATCCCACAACAGTTTCATTCCAGTAGCAAAGTTATCCCAAAGCGCACCTAAGACAATCATACCAGTTTCCATAACTGGGCCTACACTATTCCATAATGGAACAATTACACCATCCCATAATACTTGCATACCGAGTAAAAAACCATCCCATAATACTTTCAAAGTTTCAAACGCAAATCCAAGAGTTTCCATGACAAAATCAGCAATTGCCTGTATGACTGGCCCTGCTACCTCCCACAGCATGTCAAAAATTGGCATGATATTTTCATTAAACCACTCTTTTACGACCTGAAACTTTTCTTTGATAAATGAAATAGCAGCGCCAAATGCTCCTACTACTGCTGATATAGCAGTACCAAAAATACCACCAAGAGCACCAAAAATACCTGAGACTGCGCTTGCTCCTGCTGATAAACCACCGAGGGCTACTGTCAGGCCAGCCAGTGCTACCATCAGAAATCCTCCCTGTTAAGGAAGTCGTAGTCAAGAGACACTGTTTCTCGACCACCACTCTTTGCGGATTGATTGTTTCGCTTGTTGGCTTTTTCTTCTTCTCTACGAGCAACCATCGCCCATGTAAAAGACTGATAGAATTGCTGTGGAGTCATCTCTTGCACCTCTTTAATTGAAACTGAATAATGTTTTGCTACAATATAGGCTTGCATTTCAAGTGAGAGTTCTAAATCGGCAGGGGTTGTTATTGTTTTGCGACGAAGAAAATCTTCAATCACACGTTCCCGCCTTTCGTAAACCCCCCCGACATCATCTCACCAAGTTCGTTAGGACTCGGTAGAAGTGCCGAGATTTGCTCACCAATGTGGCCTTTGAGTTTCATCAAATCATCGCTTGACATAACTGGATTGGTTCGCACGACCCAGTTTGTGAAAGCATACTTGTAATACCCTTCAAGATTGAGAGACATCTGACCGTCTTTACCAATGTTAAACATCTCTTGTGCGGCCTTCTGAATATCAAAGAAAGAGACATCACGCACCCAAACTTCCATGATGACGTTTGGGTCATCGGGGTCTACGCTAATCTCGTGCTTTTGTTCATCATGCCGTCTCATCAAGAGGTTCTTGTTCGCTACTATTGTTTTGGTCATTTGTCTCACCATTGGTCACAGCCGCTTCTTCAGCGGGGGTGTCCGACTCTACATCAGCAGCCGATTCTTCGGGGGCTTCAGTCTCAGTCGTGGACTCGGATATGCCTTCATCGTCACGCTTCAAGCGTAGAGCGATTTCAGCCTTTGTGCCGTAGACAGGTAGCCCACGGTCTTTGCATAATGCCTGAAGTTCTTTGAGCGTCATAGCGTCATACGTCAGTTCTGTTGGAAAATCTTCGCTGTCACCAATATCTTCAGGAGCAGCCAAATCTGATGTTGCTTCATATACTGTTTCTGTTACCTCATCAGCGACCTCTTCCTCGACCACTGTAGGCAAAAGTGCTGTAACAGCATCTTCGATAAGCCCCAGTGAGCGCATTTTACCAGCAGCAACAATGTCGCCTTCGGTCACGCCAATTTGAGAAGCATACCAAAGAGCATACTCTTCATGGGAAAGTTCGCCGTATTTTTTTGCTCGTAGTGCTGGTGTTATCATGATAGTCACCTCAAGAATGCAGCATGGTGTCTCGTGAGACGACACGCAAAGCCTTTGGTTGAATCTTCAGGGCTGATTTGATAACGCCCTTGTCTTCAGGAACTGGGAGTGGTGCTTCTGTAATGTAGAAGTCATCCAATATGATGTCGAGTTGCTCACGAGGCGTGGCTGAACCGGGCTTTGTGAATGACAAACGAATGAGGTTACCATCTTGAGATGGGTGGTCTACAGCACGTCGAACCTTGTGATACATCACAGGGTCATCAACAATGATTTCACAGTCCATACTATACTCAGTCTTACCTTCTACAGCGAGGGAAGCGTTACGAGAGCCACCAAACGGCACTTGGTCAGTGGCACTGTCGCTTGTAGCAGCACCGTTAATGGTGTAAAATTGTTGCACACCAGTGTTACCAGTGACCGTAAACGAAACGACTTGTCCGATGTTTACTCCAGCGATAACGACTGTTCCGTTGTAGAACATGAAAGGCTTCTGTGTGCCTACTTCGATACCAGCCTCTTTTCGTAGAACAGGCGTGCTTGCTGTTTCTTCAAACATACGATGCGTCTTGTATCGGTCACCTTTTGTTCCATTTGAATAATTGGCTACAGCACTGGTTTCAAGACGACCAGTATCTGTGTAGCAGTGGGCTGAATCAAAGTTTACGCTCAGTCGTAGAGCAGCGTCAGTATCAGCAGTCATAGAGAAATCCTTGACCTTACATCCCTTGAATACACGAGTGAGTTGCTTAGGGTCTGTTGCTCCACCGTCTGTAACATCAGCGTCAGCACCCTCAACATCACGACGACGAATGCTGACTTCCATAGCAAACGATGGTACAGAGTCACGAGAGTAAAGCAAACGACTGATAGGGAATGTAAGAGCACCCGTTGATGCACGATGAGGGCTACCTGTGTTGGTTGCTCCTCCACCATCTCCATCAAAGCGAATGATACGCACTTGACAACCATCAGCGTGGCTGTAACAAAGACCATCATCAAGGAAGATAGTGTTACCACTGATAGCGGCGATTCTACGAATCTCATTCTTTTGAGTAGTGTCAAAGAAATCATCGCCTTCGATGTTCGCTGCTCCGAAAGCAGCACCAGTTGCAGTTGTGCCTTCACGATGCGTTATGATGTCCTCTACAGTTGTGTCTCTAATGAGAATGTAATCACCAGCAGCGGCAACTGAAGCACCAGCATTACCATTTGCAGCACTGGTAAACTCAAGCGCACCGTCTACTGTAATCAGAGACTGTCCTTTTTGGACAGCGCCATTCAGGGTGCGAGTAGCACTCATAAGTGCGTCATACAGATTTGCAGCAGCACCGTTTGCCATGTAAGATATAGACTCCATACCTAAGCAGTAATACAACCATCGTGGGTTGTGTAGATTAACTTCAAATGACCCACCTTCGTTTAAGAAACGACCCGGCACTTGTATGGCAGTGTCACGTCCAAGACCAACAATGTGGTATCGCTTGAGGTCTACCTTTGTTTCAGGTAGCGTTACAGCGGCAGCAAGACCGAGGAACTGGTCAGTAAGCACACGCTCACTGCTGGAGGCTGCTGTGATGTTCCATCCAGCCATGTTTGCATCAAAAGTTGGTGCGCCAAAAGAGTTGATGATGAGCACATCATTTGTGTTTGAATTGACGATTCCTGTTTTCAAAGCAGGTGTAACAGTCAGTTGAGTTCCGCTGGAACTGTGGTTTTTGTGTTCCAAAATAGTGTAAGTGCGACCAGTATTATGAGAATCATCGGCTGTAAAGTTTGTAATACCAACAATTGAAATCTTGCACCCAACAAGCATACCGACTGGGTATCGCAAGAGTCCTCCTTCACAGGGCAACGACGAGCCACCGCCTCCAAACCCAATGACACTGGTGTTTGCGTTGCTATCTGTAGACACATGTTTGAACAAAAACGATGTGCCAAAGCCGTCATGTTTCAATTCTAACGCTGTCTCATGGCCGAATGAAACTTCGGTTAAATCTCCTTTGTATACTGTAGATGGCATGTCGGCTCAACTCAAGGCACTAACTCCGCAAAGATAACTACTTCTATCTGAAAGGTCATTCGGAATAAAACCTTCGACCTATCAGATAAGTCGGTTCGGGTCTTGTAAACCATGCGGTCAAAGTTTACACCGTCTCCTTTTCTTACTGCGTGAATCAATCTTCGTATCTCGTTTTCCATCAATTGTAGATGCTTACGTCCTTTTGCTGTGCGAGCATCAACAGTGATGTTGAGACGAGTGGTAACAAAATCATAGAGCAGTTCAGGTGCTTCTTCGTTGTGTGCCGTTTCGTAGCACAGAACGTAATCGTGACGTGACAAATCAATTCTCTTACCACGCTCAGCACCAAGCGTAGCAATATCGGCTATGATTGGCTTGATGTTACCAGTGTTAGCACGATTCCAGTCATTCAACGTATTGATGACCATATCAAGGGATTCAGTAAACGTAGCAACCATGTTATCACTCCGCCTTTACCTTCATGTAGGCTGCTTTGTTAGGGAGTAGCATACCGCTTTTGAATACCAATTTTCGCTCAATCAACATTGGTGACTCACGAAGCATACGCTTGTCAGCCCTTTCTAAAGCAGCATCAACCTCGTTTTGAGGCGCTGGCTGGCTGCCTTTCTTGTAGCCTTCATCGGTTTTTCTGATACCACTCATGCCTAATTCTTGAGCCTCTACCTTCTCTCTGTATACTTGAGGTCGTTGAGTAATGAGAGCACGCAACTCTTCCTGATACTTTGCATCGGACATCTCTTCCGTTAGCAAATCCAAAAACTCTTTTTGCTCCCTCGACATGTTATCACTCAAATACGATAATCTCAACGTAACGTGCCAAGATACTGTCTACTTCAGCCCGTAGCAACTGAATCTTTGCAGTCAAATCGACGTTCTGAGTGCCTTCAGGAATTAAGACACTTCGGTCATCTGACATCAGAACGTCGATTGCTACCATCTTTGTAGCAGCCTCTTCAATGGCTTTCTCCAAATATCGCTCACCATAGATGTATGAGCACTTGATAGCATTCCATTCAAAGAAAGGATAGGAGTTGTTGAAGTAGATAATACCCATCTCATAGTCAGCCCACCAGTCTCTTAGACGAGCGTTGTCTCCACTGCTTGAACCACCTTGCAAGTCAATGGTAAAGGTGTCTTGACTAATCTCACCGCTAATATCTCCTAATGCTGAACCAGTAACAACAACACATCCTGTGAAAGATGTTGCTGTTTTACCAGTATAACGGAACACTGTATCACCCTTAACGCAAACACCAGCGTGAGTAAAAGAACTCGTGTCATCTACATTCACTGTGGTAGATACAACGCTCGTGACATTTGCTTTGTGATTAGTGGTTTGCTTGAGTTGGATGTTGCTGTCAGTGGTAACAATAGAGCACGTCTCACCACCTTTACCAGCACGCATACTGGTGACTTTGACAATACCAGTCCCATAATCAGCGTTTGCTGTAGCAAGGAACTCGTTATCAACATTGATGTTGCTTGAAGAACCCTCCAGTTGATACGGTGGTGCAAATTCAACTGCTGTTTTGCTTACTCTGTCTTCTTTGTTGATAAGGTCAGCAAGGTTTTGTGCGCTGGTAGCAGGGTCAAAATCAGCACGCCATTGAGTGCTACTCGTTCCAATCTCCAACTGAGCAGCAGAGCCGTTACCTGATGATACTACAATAGCACCTGATAGCGCTCTTACATCATCAGGGATGTGAATACGAGCCTCAGCACTGCATATTTCTCGATAGTCGTCACCCTGCCATAGTTCAAGACGGAGAATCTGTTGGACGTTTCTAAACAAAAGTGGCGCAGTCCCAACATAATCTGTATAGTATCGTCGTCGGTATGGCTTGTATGTGTCGAAGTTGATGTATTCAGCACTTACAAGATAGGGTCGCCAAGCGTTGTGTGTAAGGTTGTCAATCTTGTCCTGTGCTTCTTTGATACGAGCCTCTACGACTGACTTCTTCATACCACGAGTTTTACCGTTGGTAAACGATGCTGTGTTTTGAACATAGGTGTTGTCAGCCGCTTGATAATCAGAGGCAGTGATTGTGTCGGAGAAGTTGAGTTGAACACCACTTGCGCTTGAGCCTATCGTTGTAATAACCCTCTCGATACCAAGTGGGTCGGCATCTGAATAGATAAGAATGGTATCGCCCTTCTCAAAGCCAATGGTTCTGTAGTCAGCACCAGTAACGAAAACGGCAGTAGTAGTGCTGTCAGCACTGACTAAAACGGCTTCCTGTGGGCCTATTGAGAGAAAATCAGCGACCTTCTGTGCAGTAGTATAGACAATAGCCGAAGGGTCAAGTGGTCGTGTTTCAGCCTCACCGGGATTAAACACTATTGGCATTTCTTATCCCCCGTTACAAAACACTTCTTGGTTTTCTCTTCGGCCTTATCGACTTCTTTCGACTTAGCATCAAACCATTCATCAAGGAGTTTACAACGGGTCATGCTCTTGCCTCCTCGTCAATAGAAGCAAGATTGTATTCCATAGGCTTGTTACAAGCACCGCAGGTTTCTCGCCATAGGAAGTGAAGCATACCACAGTGTTGGCATCGAGTGCCTGAGCCGATGTTGAGAACGTCGCTGGCCTCAAGGTTACGCTTACGCTGTTGCGAAGTAATACCCCTCAATGGGTTCTCTTCGTCAATGACTTTACCAAGAAGTGTCTGAGCGTCAGAACGAATGCCTTGCTTCTGTAAACGCTCGATGTCAGAAAGGTCAATCTCTTGTTCCTTCAACGACATACATACTCCTCACGCTCAACTGGTAGTGACAAATATGTAAATGTTGCCAAGAACAAGATGGGGGTCACACGATACACAAGTGTTAGAGCCGATAGCAGTGCTGATTGCAGTCTCTATAGCAGTCTTTTGTGTATCGTCTTGCAAATCCTTTGGTGGAAAAGGCCCAAGAATTGATACTGATTTTGCCATTTGCCGTCACCTCAAGAGCGACGACCAATTGCGAAGAATGTTCCACCAATAACTGTGTCACCTGCTCCGGGCGTATTTACACTAATCGTAGTTCCACTTACGGTAGCAAACTCACCAAAAGTGTGAGGAGCAGCATCAGAAGCATCTGCTGCGCCAGCGGTTTCAAGTGTTGCTGGAGCAAGAGGCGCTGTAGGGGTAAGCACAGCCATGTCGATACTTGCGAGCAAGCCACTTAAGTCAATGGCTGTGCCGTCTGTATACGAGCCTGTTACAATCATTCGGTCACCAAAGTAGGTTGGTCGTGGGTCAATAGTTACTGCCATATTTATTCATCTCCTGTTGTTTCTTCTTTGGCACTCTCTTCAATCAGTGCCTCTGTCTCTTCAACACCGTTAGGACTCATAACAGTCTCAACGAGTTCAAGTAGAGTAGTTTTTGTTGCATAGCCCTTTGGCTTAATGTCATACTTAGCGAGCCATTCTACGATGTCGCCACGCTTCCAACCAGCATCAGGGATGTCGTCGTTTCCTTCATCAACTGATTCATAGCCTTTGATAATGAAATCATCGCTAAGACGATGACCCCACTTGTCAAGCCATGCTGTCGTGACTTCAAGGGGAACACCCTTCTTGAAATCAGGATAGTTGCCGTCAATGTTCCTTGTAGACCAAGAACGACCCATGTAGGTTACTGTAGGCAAGAAGTCTCACCTCAGTTGTAAAATACAATCAATTGTCCACTGGTTACAGTTCCTGTTGTTTCAAGTGTAATTGTCAGACCACTGTGGTTGCCACCAATGGTTTGACCATTGTTTGCAGTTCCACCTGATACTACATGTGAAAGGATAGAAGTTGCTCCACCGCTCAAGACAATTGTTTGACCGTCAGTTGTAGAACCGAGTGTAATCAAAGCCATCTTAGGTGCTGGTGCGTAACCGTTTGTTGCGTCACTCTGTAGCGCATTGAATGAGTCAATGTTACCGGGGTATGTTCCACCACGAGCCAAGTAATCAGTCGTGTCGTGCGACCCTGCTCGTAGTTCCCATGCTCCAACAAGTGTTGCGTTTCCTGATGCTGTTCCGCTAATTGTTAATTGTTCTGCCATTTTTCATCATCTCCATATTTTTTTGTGTTTTGTGTCCTCACTTCAAGTCACGAATGCTTGCTTGTGCTCCAAAGAAAGTTGTCCAAATCTCACCCATTGTTCGGTAAAGTCCTTCTTGACCGAGACGGTTGATTGCGAATGGGTCACCAGTTTCGATACCTGACTCAAAGTATTGAGTAGGGATTGCTGTGCTGAAATACATGTAGTCAGTGTCCAAGAGATACATACGGCTTAGTCCGTCTGTCTTTACAACGTCCTTAGAAGGAATGATTGGAACACCGTTGTAGGTTGCGACAATGAAACCTGCTTCGATACCGGGAACACCCTTTACACCGTTGTAGGTAGGGGTGACACGCTTCTCTTCCATGAAACGCTGTTGCGCTTGGAGAAGTTGTTGTAGACGCATCAAAGTGTCATATCCAGTTAGGATGACCTTCGGGTTACCACCACGTTCCCAAACTTGTTGGAATGTGGTGTCGAGGTGGTCGAGTGAAAGAACACGCTTGTTTGATGCTTGAGTGTCAGCAGCGCAGTTTACTTCAGCACTTGACCAAGTGTTGGTTCGTCGGTCAATACTGTAGATGTCGAGGTCACCGTCGTCAGCGTGGTTGTTGCTGGATGTGGTTTTCAAGGTCGTTGCTGAACCTGAACCGTCAGCGGCTTCAGCAGCGGTGATACGGTCAAGAGACTCAAAGTTGTTACCTGCTGTTGTGGAACAGTCAGTCAAGAGCATCTTGTTTACCATCTCAGCGTGGTGCTTACCCATTTCTTCCTTGAGAACTGAGCGCATGTCACCAAGACCGTCATCCTTGTCAGCAAGGAAGACAGCGACTTCGCTTACATCGAATGAGTGAGCGATGGTCTTTGGCTTTGCAGCAACGTGCTGGAAGACTGGCTTAACAGTCTCAGGTAGTGTGCCGTTCTCAGCGATACCGCCGTGAACTGTGCCTGAGTTTGGCTTGTCAGTGATGACTCGCCATCCACTTCGCTCCCACGGCTTCTTTGGTAGAATCGAGAATGCGTTGAATTCTTGGTTGAGTTGTGACCAAACCTTGCGACCATAGATTGCTTGGTATGTTCCAGCGGTGGTGCTTAGCATTGGTGAATCGGCTTTGAGAAGTTCGCTACCAGTGTATGTGTAACCCATTGAGTTACCTGCTCCGTAGTAGTATCGCTCCATATCTGTTACTGTTCTTACATAATTTCGTGCCATGTTATTTCATCTCCATTTTTTTTTGTTGTTTGTGAGTTTTCACTCGCTGCGGTATAGTCCTCCAGCAAGTTGGTGAACTTCGTCCCAACTCATGTTTGCCAAGTCTTGTGTGCTTGGTACTTCAACGGCTGGGGTGGCTGACTTAGCAAGTGTTGTGCCAGCGCCACTGGAAAGAGTGTCGATTCGCTCATTGAGCGCTCCGAGAGCCTTCATGACTTCATCGAGAGGAGCACGAGCGTCAAAGTTTTGTGCTTGTGCTTTTGAAAGTTCTTCAGCATATTCTTGAGCGTAGCGACCTTCAAAGTTTTGTTCAAGGGACTTGCGGAACTCTTCTTCTTGCTTTGCAGCCTTGAAGACTCCGTATGCCTCTTCGATTCGGTGAG